GTAAGTTAAGCGACCATTGATATAACTTTGCAGCATTGACGCATCATCTAAGACTTGACGAGATGCCTTAACGTAGTGAGCGACTGTCTTAACACTGGTGGTCATCTCTTCAAATTGAAGAGTAGATTGCGCCTTTTTGGCCCCCTCAGATGCTTGCGGTCCAGCATTGTTTGTGAAACCTTTTTCGCGAACATAAGAAACCGCATTGCTGTCAGTGGTGCCAGGCATTAACAAGTCACGCACGGTCAATAGACGTTGTGGCGGTGTTACAATGCCGGGCACTCGATGTTCAACGATCAAAGCTCCAGCGGAACCCGCAGCATCTGTTGTCAAACTGGTAATGGTTGACTTTAAGCTTAATTTCGCAGATTTACCAGAGCGTGGGTCTGTGGCAAATGATTTAAAACTTTCTGTTTCCATTAATTGTTGAGCGATTGATTTCTCTTGCTCTACACCATGGCCACGGCGAGTTGCTTTTTGTTCCAACTCATCTAAGCGGCTTTTTGCGCTGTTCATAGCAGTTAAGGCCTCATCTACACGACCTTTCAAGTCGTCTAAGCCTTTCTCGCTGTTCGCCATTTTGCCTTGTAATTCTTCACCAAGACCTTTTACCTGTTCAGTTGCTTTCTTAAACTCGGTGGCGAGTAATTCAATATTTTCTTGTGACATATATTAGTCTCCATTGATAGATTTCAAAATGTTTAACGCATTGCCAATTTGGCTTTCAGGCTCACCCTGAATAAGTTTTCTCAAGCCATAACTGGCAATGGTTGTGGCTTGTTGTTTGGAAAACCCTAAATCTCTCAAGGCTTTCTCAAATTCTGGTAATGTTGGTAAACTGCCTTTAGCTAAAGCAGATTTAACCACCTCTACACGGCTTTCTTCGTTTGCTGGGAATGTAACGATTGAGATTTCTTTCAAATCAATCTCTAAAAGCTCTAAAACATCGTCTTTTTCGTTATACATCCACTTATTGAGCTTGTACCCAATAGATAGCCCGTCAATCGCTCCAGCCATCATTAATGCGTGGATTTCTTTCGCTCGTGCCACATCATTAATTAATAATCGACCCTCTCCATATAAACCACGCTCATCTTCTTTAAGCATAGTCCATACGCCAATCGGTTGATTGCGGTCGTGATTCCATAACACAGGCGGCATTTTGCTTTGAGCGTTCCAGCCTTTGATGCTTTCGATGAAAGCACCTTTTTTCACTACTTCGTAATAGCTATCTGCAACATCGAATACGTTGCAATAGCCAGAAAAAAAGCCGTCCTCTCGAACAGCTTCTGCTTTGAATAATAAATCTTTAGTCTTTGTCTTTGTCATCTGCTCCCACCTTGTCGATAGAGGTTAGATTTAGCTGCACTGTTAATTGGTCTGCACCATCAATAGCTGGTAGATTTTCCAATGCTCGCACTTCATTTCTTGTCATTACGCCATTTTGTAGCAAAGCGGTATAGAAACTTGCTCGCCCTGCGCTGTCTGCTCTTAATAAGCCTTCAACGCTGAAAATAGGGTAATATTTCTCACGCTCTTCTGGCGTTAATAGCTTTCTAGCTATCGTCTGCTCAATGCGTTTTAGCGTTGGTCCAAGTGAATAAGTGAGGAAATTTTGGTTAATTTGTTCCGCACTAGATGCCCAAGAAGAAGATTTGTCCGTGCTATGGATTAATTGAGGCGGAACGCCAAACGCTCGGCAGATTTCTTCAATCCCGAAATATCGACTTTCAAGTAGTTGAGCATCTTGCGGATTAATCCAAGCTCCCGACATATTGGCAGGCTCCATTCCAGCCTCAAGAACCATCCATTTTCCTGCGTTTTCAGGTTGTCCATATTCATTCAAAGCCTTGCGAACCAAATCACGTTGCTCAGCATTTAACACTCGGTCGCCAGTTTTTAAGAATCCACCGGCTTTCAAGTTGTTTTTAAATGCTTTCCCTGCGGCATTGTTAGCAGCAATCTGTAAGCCCATCACTTGAGCTAGATAGCTGATAGGAGATAATCCGACCAATCCATCGAGCGAAAAACCAGTGAAATGCAATATTTCAGATTCGCCATATTCACCCTCGTCCACGTTGTTTTTGGTGTAAATATAAACAATCTCACCACTATCCTTGCGCTTAACCGTCATATATTGAGGGTCAAGAATATCAAGCGATACAATTCGACCATTTAATCGGTTAATACGGCTGTATGCGTTGCCCCATAAATCAATATTAGCAACGATAGCTTCCCAAAACTCACTAGCACACATATCTGCATTTGGTGCATCGTGAATGAGTTTGTATAATGGATGACTTCTTGCTATTTTTCGGTCGAAATCTTTAAGGTGTAATGGTAATGATGCCGCCGTTTGACTTCTTAATCTCACGCAAGCCCATACCGCACTTAATTTAAGAGCCTTTTCAGCAGTAATATTTTCACCAGCGCCGCTTGATTGACTAACAAACGGATCTACTGACGAACCTTTATCTAATCGTTTTCCGCCGCTGAATAATCGGTCATAAAACCGACCCCACCAGCCTTTATCATTTTCACCGTTCATCCGATAATAATATCCTGTAAAAAGTCGTCTATATCTTGAGGCGTTTCGCTCATTTCGGAAATACCCCTAGCCATTGCCAAAGCAACCATTCCATCAATACGCCCCGTTGCTTTATGCTTTTCAAATTTTCGATTGCCTGCTGGGTCTTTTGTGATGACCGCATTTGCCGCACACATCGTCAAAACAGGGTTCATTCCGTGCTTTAAGTTTCCATTCAGTAAATCACTCTCTAGAGTGTCGATTGCTGGCGACATATCTTTAAAACCTTGACCAAAAGGCACTAAAGGAAGATTAATCCCTTGAGCCTCCATTTCTTTTTTGAATATATCTATTCGCCAACGGTCAAAAGCGATTGCAGCAATATCAAAATCGGCAAGTATTTCCGCTATATCTCGCACAACATAAGCGTAATCAACTGTCGCACCCGGCGTCGTTCGAATAAATCCTTGCTTTGCCCATACATCGTATGGCGAACGGTCTCGTTTTGACCTATCTTCCAGCCCTACTTCAGGTGTCCAGAAGTAGGGATAAACATTTACTTTTCCATCATGGTCTTTGGTAGTCAAAACTAAAGAGGTTAAGTCTGTGCGAGCTGACAAGTCTAATCCACCATAAGCGGTTAATCCGCTAGGGCTTGATTGCTCCGCTCCACTTTCTTTCCAAGCATCAATACTGACAAATGTCGATACGGTGCTTACACGTTGATTTAGGTTTAAATTTCTGAATGTATTCTCAAAGCTCGGCATACGGTTAGCCTTATCAGCAAGTTTTCGTATATCGTCCTCACTACGGAATACACCTAACGCTGGATTAGCTTGTTTCCACGCTTTCGGGTCAGTGATTTTTAAATCTTTATCCGCACTGTAAACATGGCAAACTGTGTGAGGGTCGTTACTTGTCTTGGCATCGTCAATCCAGATTGACAACAAATCGCCATCGTTTGCCGCCTGCGTACTGATTGATAGTAATAAAGGGTTTTTGTGCGCCCCTTGTGCGGTAGTGATAGCATCTACGAAAGCGGATTGCGGCCCTTGAATTTGCCCTATTTCATCAAGGATAGCCAACACAGGGGATAAACCTTGTGCGGTTCGACCGTCAGCCGCTAAAGCTCTATACTCAACGTTCATTGGTAAGCCAATTAAACGCTTACCACTAGGCTTAATCGAAATGATATTGCTTAGCTTAGGATTGAGTTGGATCATCTTTACAGCCAAGTTAAACACTAAAGAGGCTTGCTCTCGGCTTAACGCACCACTTACGATTTGGCTATTCTGAATTGCCACTGGTCCAACTAAGTGAGCCAATAGCAAACAGGCGATTAATGCTGTTTTACCGTTCTTACGACCAATAGACAAAATGCCATGGCTTGTTCCGTTAGGGTTATCGTAAACGTCACGGATATAATCCAACTGAAACTCTTCTAACTTAATCGGCTGACCAACCAACGCACCCTCTGGCACAAAGCAGTACCGCTCAATAAATGCAATTACTTTGTCAGCCTTAGTCATCAGTTAATTACCCTTGCAATTAAGCCATCATCGTCATTGATAGCATTTCGAGCATCTTGGTAAAGTTGATTAGTTTTCACTTGGTCTCGACTTTCGCCGTTCGTTGCTCGGCTATGAATTTGTAAACTACGGCACATTTGGATTTCACGCTTATACAAATCCTCGATAACGTAATGCAATGGATGTTGTTTCATTACACCGTTATTGGTTTTAATCCATCGTCTAGCTGTTGTAGCTAATTCATGTTCGTAATCATCAAGCTCTACGTATAATTTAGCCAACTTAACAGCTCGCTCTTTATCAATCGGTGTCCAGCTATCTGCCGCTCGGCTTGTAATGATGCTTTCCCAATATCTCATCTCTGCCTTACTTAGTTTTTCAGGCGGTGATATCGTTTGTTGTGCTGCTTTTGTGGCTAATACCTTTGCCGTAGTGCTATCACTTCGGATTTTGCGACTACTCATAGGTTTTACCTCTTAATTTACAGTAAATTTACTAGAAAAACTGTATTAGCGATAAAATAGAGTTCGACTGCCGGTTTTTGAGGCTTTTCGCCTGAACTTTTAACCCACCCCACCATTATAGAATAGGTGTTCCCTATCAATCGGAAGTCCATTTATATCGCATCCAATTTGATTTATTTTTCTTATTTCAGCTTTCTGCTTAGCGCTATCGTGATGTAGCTTACATAATGACTGGAGATTATTATCATCGAAGAATAAATCTAAATTCCCTTTGTGTGGTATTATATGGTCCACTACTGTGGCAGGCGTTAGCTTTCCCTCTCTCTGACAAAATACACACAATGGTTCTTTTGCTAAGTGGTCAAGTCTTAATTCCTTCCAAGCCTTTCTGTTATACAGATAATGCCAGCTTTCTCTTCCCATATAAGCACCAATAAAAAAAGGCGAGCTATTTAACTCACCTTGTCTGTTATGATGTAAACCTTACAATCACAATCCATTCAACCGCAGTTATCATCACCGCCAATCATTCAACCACCTCAAGAACATCTAACTGACTTTCATCGTCTGCGTAGAATGTACCGTTGGCATTATGCCAGTGAGTGAATGGCGGTTCTTCTGTTTCTGTCTTTTCGACCAATAACCATTTACCGAATTGTGTTTCATAAACTACATCACATAATGTTCCGTTACGGAGTTTTACAGTATCACCGATTTTCATTTCTTATCCTTTGTAGATTCAATCCACTTATTAATGTTCGTGATTTGACTAGCACACATATCACGCTCACCTTGCACTATAATTAAATGCTCTACCGCCTCACCGTATGTACTGCCGGTAAATGGCGTTTTCACGCAAGGCGTTAGAAATGCTTGAGGCGGATAGATGTATTCTGTCTTTGTTGTCACCTTATTAGTGCAACCGCTCAATAGCGTCATCGTTAATACGAGTACTATAACAAGGTTGGCTCTTAATGATTTTTCGAACCACTTGGATTTTGTCTTGGCTTGCTTGTTTGATTTCATCATTGATTACTCTCTGTTGCTCTACTGCTTGGCGTTCTACTTCAATCGTATCTTTTAGCGATTGATTGACTTGCTCTTGGCTTTTAATGGTTTGGGCTTGCACTTGGTTTTCTGCTCTTAACTCATCTATGTTCTTTGATTGGTGCCAAATCCAACCGCACAAGCCCAAAATGGTTAATGCGATTATTGCGATTGCGTAGATTTTAAATCTGCTAAACATAATGCTCTTTCCTTTTCTCTGCGCTTAACCAAGCCTTGTAGCTTTCGCCCATCAGCATAAACCCAGCGTAGAAGTTGATTACACCCAGCAACATACTTACCGTTTCGCATTAATCGAAACATTGTTGAATTTTTAAGATTACCGCATCCATTATTAAACGTGACAGATACCATAGCATCAAACACAGATTGTGGTAGTGTTCTACCATTGGCGTATCTATCAACGCACGATTCGGCAAGTTTAATGTCGTTTTTCCATCGGTATGCGATTTCTTCATTTGTGTATTTCTTGTTAGGCTCTATCTTTTGTCCAGAGTATTCTGTTGAGCCGATACCAACAGTTAATACATCAGCAGGGCATTTATATGGGGTAGCCATACAACCCTCTGCATTACCGATTATCTCTGCTCCAGCAGGGCTTAATCTTAACTCTCCGCCAAATTGAGAGTACATAATCCCGATAACCGCAATAACGGAACAAGCTCCAAGCGCTTTTCTAGTCTTCCCTAACACCATCATCAAGCCCCTGTTCTAATAGTTTCATTCTCGCCCGATGCATTTCTTCCGCTCTGCGTTCTTCGTTCTCTCTTACTTTGCCCTCTTGGCATTTAGCGTACATATTAACGAGACCACTGATTAAACCAATAATCAAACCAAAAATAGCTAGCCATTCTTGGAATGAATACATTGCCCAGAATGCGCCAAAGCCAGACCAAAAAATACTTTGATTCCCTGCGTCTTTTAACATTCTCATACTCCACCTCGCTGTTTGTTTGCGGGGCAATAAAAAAACTCACGTTTATTGTGTGAGCTTGTGATAGATAGCCTCACCCCGTGCGATTTCTCGCGCAATAAAGTCTAACAGGGTGAGGAGTTGTTTTTTTTTGCAATAAAAAACCCCGACCGTTTCCGATCAGGGTTGTTTCTAAACTTATTTTGCGTTCGCTATGCGCTAAAACCGCAACTTATACTATACGATATACTTTTACTTGCAAGCTGTCAACACTTTTATTAATTATTTTTTAAAATATTTTTAATGCCGTCATCTAATGCTCTTTGCAGCTCGTTTCTTGTTGTATTACTATCAAGCGGTTCTTTTCTAACTTGCCCTAGCGCCATTTGAGTTTCAGCGTATGCTTCCGCCCAAGCCTTAGTACCATTTTTGTATTTGGCAACCGAATATCTTGCTTTAGCCTGTGGGGTTGTTGAGTATGAATTGCCAATAGCTAATTGAGTGAATATAGCTGCTCCACCAGTCATCTGTTTTGAGCAAATCACAAAATTCTTTTGTTGCTCTTCTATCGAAAAACCTTTACCGTTACAGTATTGAACTATTGCATCAATCACCTGTTCTTGTGTGTAATTTGGATATTCCGCCTCTGCTTTGCCTGATTGTGTTTCTTTAATTAGTGCTTCTTTCGCACAACCAGTAATAACCGCAGCGATTGAACAGATTAATAATAATTTTTTCATTTTTGGCTCCTGTTTATTGTTTTAATAAATAAACTAACTTTACTACAAATTAAATTTAAATATTGTGATGCGTATCTCAAAATAAAAATCCGAACAAATCATTTTTGACTTATTCGGATATTGTTTAATCTAGGAACATAAATTTAATTTTAGCAGCTACGAAAGCACCTTTTAAAAATCTCACACCTTGCGCACGCTCACGATACATCTTAGCTGGTGAGATATTAAGAGCGTTACAAATCTCTCTCTCGCTTGCCTGTTGAATATATAGAGCCATTAAAATTTGATACTGCAATAAATCGTCATCGTGTAGGTTCATTATTTGCTTTTCAATCTTTAAACACTCGTCATCTGTTAAGAACTTGATATAAGCCTTTCTTGCAGTCGGTAGAACAGGGATTGAAATTGTTGTGCTTGGATATTCTGTGCCAATTCTGTCACGGCCCCAGCAATTACCCCATTTTTCTAAAATTCGTTCAACGCTATAACTCATTATTGGCTCCCATCTAAGTCTTTAATTTTAGCTCTATAAACCTTGATTAATTCTTTAAGCTCGGATATTTCCCATTTTTTAATTTGATGTTGATTTTCTTCTAGCCACTCAACTTCTTTTTCGCCAATCTTCTCAACCAGTCTTGGTCTATATCCGTGTATATTTCCACCACCTACAAAGAGATTGCATCTAATACAGCCAGAATGAATGTTTCTCTCGTCAAATCTTAGAAATGAACTTCTACCTTGTGGAATGAAATGTGATGCTTGAAAGCTTGGTTTCCACACTGCACCGCAAGCGATACAAGGCTGACCTTTGTCTCTCAATCTGATGAATTTATTTACTTCTTTTTGAAGAGCTTTCAACCAATGACCTCTATCGCTTTCTAGTAGCTTTTTCTTGCGTTCTTTTAGTTGAGCCTTTTCCTCTTTCTCTTTTTTCTTTCTAGCCTGCTCTTTTGAAAGAATAATCGCACATTT